ATGATCCTATTTGATAATGAGTTAACACTAGAGAATTTTGGTCATGGCTCAATCAAGGAGTATTATGATCAAGTAAACCACTATTACTATTCAGCGTTACACATGAATAACTTTTCTAAAAATGTTGATCCAGTCTTTGGCGAACATCATACCTCGAAGGAGATATCTAGGATAACTACTCTCGGACTCGGACATTTAGAAGATAGTTCAGAAAAGTTACTCTTTCCACTTGACAACATTACAGAGACTTGTTACATTATAAATGTGAGCGAGGATGACCTCAATACGAATGATGATATAATACCGTCCATTAAAGATATGGCGACCATCAATAAAGAAAAAAATAGAGAGACCTCGTTTGCTGTGTTTGAAACTCCACATGAAACACATTTCTATGTGAAGCACTTCACTCACTTTCTACAAGAAAAGTAGAAAAAACAACTTGACAACAACAAGTAAACATGTTACATTATAAATGTCTTATAAAAATAGGACAAAACAAACAAAGAAAAAAACTTTTAAAAATAACTTGACGACAACAAGTAAACATGTTACATTATAAACGTACTGGAGACAGTACAAAACAACTCATTAACATAACACAAGGAGAAAAAAATGAGCATCACTAATCAATTCCGAGTAAACACCGTAACTTTCGCAAAGGCTGACGGCACTTCTCGTACTATGAACTACATTCGTTTCGCGGACCTTCCGCAACAAATCACTAGCACCCTTGGTGCCCCTCGCACACTTAGCGCTGGACGTGAGCTGGTTTGGGATGTTGATGCAAACAACTTTCGAGTAGTTAATTTTAACACTCAAGTTGGTAGTATTTCAACTTCTACCCGAGCTGTAACTATCACTCGAGCATAAGTCCCATGTAGAGTTTTGTTGGTTTCTCCCACATCAAAAAACCAACGTTTTTCTTGACAACACAAAAATAATATGATATAATACATCTGGACGTAAGGTTAAAACCCTGCGTACCTTAGTGATAAAACACAAAAAAATAGCAACTATAAGGAGACTATTATGGCTATAAATATTGAAGCAATGCGTGCTAAACTAAACGCATCCCAAAATGGTAACAAGGCAAAGTCAAATACTGGCTTTCGCTGGCGCCCAAGTGAAGGTGATCAATCTATCCGTATTCTACCTACTGCGGATGGGGACCCGTTTAAGGAGTTCCATTTTCACTACAACGTAGGTAAAAATCCCGGCATTCTTTGCCCAAAGAAAAACTATGGAGAAGACTGTCCTATCTGTGATTTTGCCTCTAAGCTCTGGCGAGACGGCGTACAGAATGACGACAATACACTTAAGCAAGAAGCTAAAAAACTTTTTGTTCGTAAGCGTTATTATTCTCCAATTATTGTTCGTGGTGAAGAAGCAGACGGTGTAAAGATTTGGTCTTATGGAAAAACAGCATATGAAACTTTGCTTGGTTATGTCCTTGATCCTGACTATGGAGATATTACCGATCCCGAGACTGGTACAGATGTAGTTCTAAACTATAACATTCCAGGAACTCCAGGATCTTTTCCTAAGACTACACTTAAGCCTCGTCGACGACCATCAGTACTTTGTGATGAAGCAGTAGCTGATTGTGCTGAACTGCTAGATTCAATTCCTGAAATTGAGTCTCTGTTTGATAGAAAGTCCACCTCTGACGTTCAAGCGATCCTTGACGATTTTCTGTCCTCCGACACGTCCTCCGAAAGTCGATCAAGTGAGACGCAAAAATATTCTCAAAAACAAAGTGGTTTAGACGAGGCCTTTAAGAATTTTATGAATAATGATGATTGAGATATAGTCCTCCTGTGATGAAGGTTTTGCCGCCCACCTTCTGTTGTTGTGTTGTTTTAAAAAGGGCGGCCCTTTTTCTGCTGAGACACAGATTAAAATGTCTCAATTTTTTTGTAAGGATATAAAAATGAGATACATTATTATGAGTGCCGCAATGATTGCATGTAGCGGTGAAAAAGATGATTCTGCCGAAGACACTTCAGTAGTAGAAGAGGTCGAAGAATCTGAAGAAAGTGAAGCTTCTGAGGAGACTACCGAAGAATAAAAAACCAAACCAAGGAGGATAAATGGGTAAAAACAATAACACTAAGGCCGGAAGGATAGACATCAACTCAATGAAGAAGTTCGTTAACAAATCTGTTGGATTAGAAATCGCTCACAATATTACTGAGGATAACCCAACGAAGGTTGTAGAATGGATTCCTACTGGAGCTAGATGGCTAGACTCAATCGTATGCCGAGGTAAACTAGCAGGTATTCCTGTTGGTAAAATAACTGAGATTGCTGGACTGTCTTCAGCTGGTAAATCTTATATGGCCGTGCAAATCGCTGCAAATGCACAAGCTATGGGACATTGTGTCGTTTATTTCGATGCAGAGTCTGCAATTGATCCTGTATTTCTTCAACAATCAGGTATTGATCCTGCTAACAACTTTATGTATGTTCAGGCAGTATCTGTAGAAAAAACATTAGAAACAATTGAAGGTCTAATGTCCGAGTATCCTGATACACAATTTTTGTTTATCTGGGACTCTATTGCAGCAACCAGTTCTGAAAAAGATCTGGAGGGTGACTTCAACCCTCAAAGCTCAATGGCTGTTAAGCCTCGTATATTTGCGAAAGCTTTCCCAAAACTTACCATTCCATTGGCTAACCAACAATGCACTTTGTTGTTGATTAATCAGTTGAAAACCAATATTACCAATAATATGGCTGAGGCTTTGACCACACCATTTATTGCCCCTGGCGGTAAGGCTATTGAATATTTTTCCTCTCTGCGTATTTGGCTCACTAAGCGTAAAGCAAAAGCTTCATACGTTACTGACGATACAGGCCTTCGGGTTGGTTCTGAAGTAAAGGCAAAGATAGAGAAATCTAGATTTGGTTCGGAGGGTAGAACTTGTGGATTTAAAATTATCTGGGGCAACGAGGTACGTATTCAGGATGAAGAGTCGTGGCTCGAAGCACTTAGGGCATCTGGTACTGAAAAGTTCAGATCTGCTGGTGGCTGGTGCTACCTAGCTGGAACTGGTCAAGAGTACAAGTTCAGAGCTAAAGAGTGGCCTAAAAAACTTAAAGACAGTGAATTTAAGAAAATTGTTTTTGATATTATGGATGATGAAATTATTCGCAAGTTTGACTCTGAGGGTAAGAATTTTGGTCTCGAAGATGAGTAATCAAAGCTCTCCCCTTATAGTCTAATCATATTGTTACTCCTTTTGACCCCCTTGGTTAATTCCTTGGGGGTTTTTTCTTTTCTGCTATTGACAGAAATATTTATCGTGTTACAATATTATGGAGGGCAACAAATGAAGAGGGTATTGGTACAGCAAAAAAACCAAGATAATGATTTTATTGCCTTCTTAGTTGAGGACTTAGAGCACAAATTTATTGTCTTATTAAAACTTAATAATGAGATAATAATTCACTTACCAAAACAATCACACACATACAAAATACTGGAGGAAATATGAGTGGAACAGTAATGCTAATAGACGGGCTTAACGCTTTTATACGCAACTATATCGTAAACCCCACGATGGATAGGCACGGTAATCCAATTGGTGGCTGTATTGGGTTTTTAAAATCACTGCAGAAAATATGCAATAAATTTAACCCAGATGAGATCGTGGTCTGTTGGGATGGCCATGGTGGTTCTCAAAAACGCAAACAGTTGAATAAAAACTATAAAGCTGGCCGAGCACCCATTCGATTCAATCGTAGATTAATAGATCTACCACCAGAGAAACAAGAGGAGAACAAAGCCTATCAGCTTCTCAGACTTATGGAATACTTGAATGAATTACCAGTTATTCAACTGGTTATTGATTTTGTTGAGGCAGATGATGTTATTGCTTTTGGAGCGAGAAACGTTAAATATGATGGGTGGGATAAAATTATTGTCTCATCAGACAAAGACTTCTTTCAGTTGTGCTCAAAAGATACATGTGTTTATCGACCAATACAAGATAAGCTAGTTTGTGAATCAGACATTCTTAACGAGTTTAAAATTCATCCCAACAATTTTGCCCTTGCTCGTGCAATTGTTGGGGACAAGTCGGATAACTTGGAGGGTGTTCCCGGTGCTGGTATCAAAACCGTTGCTAAACGATTCCCCTTCCTGTCTCTCGAAGAAGAGTTTGATTGTGAAACAATTCTTAACAATTGTAACATGGCTGCAAAAAGGCTTAAGTTGCACGAAAATATCATTAAGCTGGATTCTCGCATAAGAAACAACTACCAGATCATGCAATTAAAGCATCCAAATATATCAATTCAAGGTAAGATGCGACTAGAATACGCTCTACAAAACTTTGAACCATCATACAATAAGATGGGATTCACAAAGATGCTTTTTGAAGATGACTGTGGTCATCTTAATTTTGATAACCTCAATAGGGTTCTAAAAAATGTTAAAAGGCCTTGACAACTCAACACAACCAAGTTATATTTAAAACACAACAACAAAATGGAGGAATAATGCAAGATGAGATATCAGAGACATTTCTTAGGTTTGGTAAATCATTTCAGGAAAACTTATGCCAACTGATGCTTGACGACAGACCTTTCTGTGATCAAGTAGCTGAGGTTATTGATGTAACGTTTTTTGAACTAAAATACCTACAGGTATTCTGTGGGGTCCTATTGGATTATAGAGAAAAGTATCGTAGTCACCCGAACCATGAAATTATGATGACTGAGTTGAAGTCCGGACTACGAGATCAAGATAAAGTTGTAGCTGACCAAGTGAGGCAATACTACTCTAGAATATATAAATCAGAAGGTGTCCAAGAGGCTGCTTATATTAAGGAAAAGGCAATTGACTTTTGCCGTAAGCAAGTCCTAAAAGAGGCCATGATGAAATCAGTCAAGCTTCTTAAGTCTTCATCTTTTGATGATATTTCAAAGGTCATCCAGGATGCAATGAAACTTGGCACTGATAATAACTTTGGTCACGATTATCACAAGGATGCCCTTCGTAGGTTTGAAAGAATTGATCGCTCACCAGTTTCTACTGGTTGGGATAGGGTGGATGATATTGTTAAGGGTGGCCTAGGTAAGAATGAGTTGGGGGTTGTAATTGCTCCAACTGGTGCTGGTAAATCTATGATACTTGTTCACCTTGCTGCTGAGGCATTAAAGCAGGGAAAGACAGTTGTCTACTATACGTTAGAACTAAAAGATACTGTTGTCGGTGGACGATTTGACAGCGCTATAACCAAGGTGCCTTTGGGTGACTTGATGGATCAACAAGAAATGGTAATTGATATGATCCAAGATATTAATGGCTCACTAATTATTAAGGAGTATCCAACAAAATCAGCCTCTGTCCAAACTATTAGAGGGCATATTGATCGTCTTATTAAAAGAGGCATTCAGCCCGATATGATTCTAGTTGATTACGCTGATCTCTTGAGGCCAACCAGATCAACAGGCGAAAAGCGCCATGAACTTGAGGAAACTTATGAAAGCCTTCGAGCGCTTGCTCAGATCTATGAAATGCCTGTATGGACTGCTTCTCAAACCAACCGTGGAGGTCTTAACGCAGAAGTCATTACAATGGAAGCGATCAGTGAAGCTTTTAATAAGTGTTTTGTTGCTGATTTTATTTTTTCGTTGTCTCGAACTGTTACGGACAAACAAGCGAACAAAGGTCGAATATTTATTGCGAAAAATAGAAATGGTCCTGATGGTTTGGTGTTTCCTTGCTTTGTCGATTGGTCTGACGTTACAATCAAGGTCCTCGATAAAGAAGAAAAAAGTGAAGGAATGCAATCAACAGGGGATGCTCTAGCATATTTAAAAGACAAATATAATGAACATAAATCAAAATAATAAGGAGTTAGTGATGGATTTGGAGAAAAAAATATTATCTGATATCACCGTACATATGAAGTATGCGAGGTATCTTGATGATTATAATCGTAGAGAGAACTGGGATGAACTGGTAACCAGAAATATGAATATGCATATTGAAAAATTCCCGGAGTTAGAAACAGAAATTAGAAAAAACTATGAAATGGTTTACAACAAAAAAGTACTACCCTCAATGAGATCAATGCAGTTTGGTGGGAAACCAATTCAAGTATCTCCAAATCGTATTTTCAACTGTGCATTTTGTCCAATCGATGACCCTCGTGTATTTGGAGAAATTATGTTTCTCTTGCTGGGCGGTACTGGTGTCGGATTCTCAGTACAGACACATCATGTTGAAAAACTACCAGAGATACGTAGACCATCTGTAAAAAGAACTCGTCGATATCTGATCGGTGATTCAATTGAGGGATGGGCAGATGCAGTAAAATCACTGGTTCTTTCTTATTTTAAGGGTACATCTCGCCTTCGTTTTGACTTTTCGGATATTCGACCAAAAGGCGCAAGGCTTGTTACTAGTGGCGGTAAGGCACCAGGCCCACAGCCTCTTAAAGAGTGCTTGATGAAGATTGATGGTATTCTAGGCTCAAAGCAAGATGGAGATACACTAGAGCCTATTGAGGTTCATGATATTGTATGTCATATCGCCGATGCTGTTCTTGCCGGCGGGATTCGACGAGCTGCTTTGATTTCTTTGTTCTCTGCTGATGATGAAGAAATGTTGGCTGCGAAAACAGCAAATTGGTGGGAAACTAATCCACAAAGAGGTCGAGCTAACAACTCTGTTGTACTTATGAGACATCGTATTGACCGTGATACTTTCATGAATATCTGGGAGAGAGTAAAGGCCAGCGGCTCTGGTGAGCCAGGATTTTACTTCTCAAACGACAAGGAGTGGGGAACTAACCCTTGTTGTGAAATCGCTTTAAGACCATATCAGTTCTGCAACCTAACAGAGGTAAATGTTAGTGATGTAACTACTCAAAAAGAGTATGAGGCTAGAGTAAAAGCCGCTGCTTTTATTGGAACCCTGCAGGCTAGTTACACAGATTTTCATTACTTGCGTCCGGTATGGCAACGAAATACAGAAAAAGATGCTCTAGTTGGTGTATCTATGACTGGTATTGCCTCTGGTGGCGTATTAAGACTTAACATGACCCAAGCAGCTTCTGCCGTAAAGAAAGAGAATGCAAGAGTTGCAGATCTAATTGGTATCCGACCAGCTGCGAGAACAACTTGTGTGAAGCCAGCCGGGACAACATCCCTTACTCTTGGTACCTCAAGTGGGATTCACGCATGGCATAACGATTATTACATTAGAAGAATTCGAGTTGGTAAGAACGAAGCGATTTATGGATATTTAAAGGACAATCACCCAGAGCTTGTAGAGGATGAATACTTTAGGCCGCATGATACAGCAGTTATCTCTGTTCCACAAAAAGCTGCCGAGAATGCGATTACACGTCATGAAAGCGCACTTGATATGTTGGATAGGGTAAGGCACGTTTCGCTTGACTGGATCAAGTCTGGGCACTCTAAAGGGCAAAATACACACAACGTATCAGCGACCATTACAATTAAGCCAGAAGAGTGGAACGCTGTCGGTGAGTGGATGTGGCTAAATAGAAAAGTTTACAACGGATTAAGCGTCTTACCCTGGAATGGAGGGACCTACAGACAAGCCCCATTTGAAGATTGCACAAAAGAAGAGTATGAGGCTTTGTTACCATCGCTGAGAAACATTAACTTGGACCTAATTAATGAAGAAACAGATGAAACTGATTTAAGTGGTGAGCTTGCCTGCGCCGGCGGTAGCTCTTGCGAAATTTTTTAATATAAGGAGAAAATTATGAGAGAACAAGTACAAGAAGTGATCGCTAGTCTTGAGGATTCTTTGAAAGATCTTGAGAAAGTTGAGAACGGTAGCTATGGATACAAAGCAGCAGCTGTTAGGGCACGTAAAATTATGCTAGAATCCTCAAAGTTACTGAAAGGCATTCGTAAGGAAGTTCAAGAAGCGAAAAATTCTCACGAATAATCAAACATTATACTTGACAAACAACCTCCAGTGTATTATATTATTGATACATTGGAGATTTTTTTTGGAGGATTTATGAATTTTACACCAATGAATAGGCACTTGTTGATTGAGCCAATCGAAGAAAACCAAGAACAAGAGAATGTAATTCTTTTACCTGAAGAGTACAGACCACAGAAGTCACCATACCTTAATGCTAGGGTGTTGGCTAAAGCAGACAATGTTGATATCCCAGTTGATGTCGGGGACACTATAGTTTGTGAAAGAAGAATGTTGCATGAGGTTAGAACAACAGACAAAACTTACTATTTAATGTTACAGAACTACGTTTTTGGGAGAACAAAAAATGATAAAGAATAAAAAAACATTAAAAGACTATATCAATGAGGTTTTGGGAGGCCAGACTGGAGATATACTCTTGGCTAAGCCCTCCACAGAACATGAAATGGCCAAAAAGCTTTTCGAACAAGAGAGCAAACTAGGCACTAGTGATATGGCCTCTGAGGTGGCGTTCAACACAATGACGGCAGCAACTGTTTTTGGAGATGGATCTCTCAATGAAGACCTTGAAGATATTTCGGGCTATGAGTTTGAAACTAGTGACCCTGGAAATACTGATGAAGAGGTCATTGATAGGTTTTATGAATCTCTATATTCTGGTAAAAGATCTGGTTACTTGACTTATTACTCCAGAGATGAGTTGGCTCAAATGCACCTGTATTTACTTAAAGGACATAAGGCCGGCTTCGCTCTCAAAGACGGAAACGACATTGTATCAGTCCATAACAATTCAGATATCCGAGGTCTTGGTAAGTTTTTTATGGAAACAGCGAAGTCTGTTGGGGGCACCAAGCTAGATCATTTTGATGGGTTTTTGAGTGGCCTTTATAGAAAAAACGGCTTTGTGGATGTTTATGAGATTTATCAGTGGGATGAAACATACAGGCCATCTGCATGGAACTATGACCCAGTAGATATTTTTAGCCCTACACAGAGCGTATATGCTGATTGGTTTAGTGCTCAAGAAGTAGGCTCTGACCCATCTTCTGAGCTTCCTAATGAAGAGATGACTGTAACTACAGAGGGCGGACTTCAACTTAGCTTCAACCCTCGAGTTAAGTTTCTTAGCTATAAGTATGGACGACCAGACGTGATTATGAGAAGAATGGGGTAATGAATGATACAAGAAATTGAACTGTATGACGATGGAATTGGAAAAGTTCAGTACATACAACACATGGGTGATGATAAAACAGTGGTAAACTCAGCCCGTGTTTCTTTTGGTAGAGATTGTGAGGGTGATTTAACTGAGAGAGATAAAAAGCTAATCAAATACCTTATAAAACACAGGCACACCTCTACCCTTGAACATAATCAAGTTACATTTAAGTTCACAGTGCCCTTGTTCATTCGTTCTCAACATCACAGACACAGAACATGGTCTTACAACGAAATCTCACGCCGATATACAGACAAAGACCTCAGATTTTACGAACCAAAAGAGTTCAGAAGTCAACACAAAAGTAACCGTCAAGCAAGCAACCCTGACGATACCTGTAACCCCGTGATACAAACTTACAGCCCAGCCTGTTCACATCCTATCCCTGTTTTAGCGTCAAAAATGATTATTCAACATCATAAAAATAGCATCAAACTATTTGATGACCTTCTTGATGCCGGAGTTTGTCGAGAGCAGGCCAGAGGAGTACTACCTCAGAACCTATACACAGAGTATTATGGAACTTGTAACCTGTCGAACCTACTTAAATTTGTAGAACTGCGAATACACGAGGGTGCCCAATATGAAATCCAGAAAGTCGCCATGGCTTGTCTCCAGATTGCAGAACATATTTGGCCGACCACAGTTGGTGCATACAAAAGCATCAAACATCTATGAGCCTGGTGATCTTGTGACTTTAAGTGAGCTAGGAGAGCGAGTCTTTGGAAAGGGACAGATTGGAATAGTTCTAAGAGGTCCATATACTTGCAATTCTTTTACCTATGATATAACACCGCTAGAGTTTCCTGCGTATGATGTTTTTCTCGGCGGAAATTTATATAAAGATTTTGCAGAGGCTTATTTGGAACCAATAGGGAGAAACTCAAGTGGCGAAAACAATAAAAATTAAAAATTTAGCCATAGGGAGTACAATAATAACGTTACTTTATTGTCTGAGGACAAACACGCACTGTATATTACAAGAAGCCCAAAAACCTTTTAAACTAACAAGCGACTTATCGTGCTTTGATACCTCAGAGCTAAAAACAATAGACCCGACTGAAATATGGGATAGGCTTTGTTTTGTTTTAGGGATGTCTGGTCTTTTATTGTTCCCAAATAACATACAAACTATTAGAGAGGAGGATGGTTATGTTGAACTTATATCCAAGAGAAATAGAAAAACAATTATTGAGTATGATGATATCGTTAGGTTCGACACCAGAAAAGATGATTACGTCAATGTTTATGATTACTTTTGGTGCAGAGCTGGTGGCGCTCACGATGTTGACCGGATTACAGATCAACAAAATGAATTTGTAAACACAGTTCTTTTTCCTCCTAGAAGTGTGCAGGTAAGAGATGCTGTAGCATGCTCGAGGATGCTCTCTAAGGACCTTTTAGAGCTAGACCTAACACCTAACATGGCTAGGTTAAAAACGATTAGTATGATGCGAAATAACGGCCTTAAGGGTCTTAAAAATGGCTTCACCGCTTCTGGTCAACAAGATTGGATTCCGCCACGTTTAGAGTGGGACAAAAGAGAGGTTAAGTATATTTATTACTCTGATATGTCCTTGGGTGAGGTTTTTAAACTAGAGCAACAAAGAGGTTATGCTTGGAAGTTACTAGAGAACATAACACATTATATTTCCACCTAGCTGGGATAGTTCCCGTATCTGGTTTGGAAAATAGATTTAATAATTTGTTACCCGATTGCTTAACACCCATCGCAGACGATTATAGTTTGATCGAAGCAGCGGTCATTGAGTGTGCTTATGCTGGCTGTGATACAATATGGGTTGTATGTAATGATGACATATCTCCGTTGGTAAGAGAAAAGTTGGGTGATTTTGTAGAAGATCCAGTTTATGTTTACAGAAAGTTTGAGTACTCACCTAGAGAAAGCAAGAGACCTATCCCAATTTATTACGTACCAATACATCCGAAAGATAGAAGCAAGCGTGATTGTCTTCCGTGGTCCGTAATTTACGGATCATTAGTTGCGTTTAAAACCTCTGACTCATTGTCTAGCTGGATTATTCCGAACAAGTATTATGTCAGCTTCCCTTATGGTTATCTCAATCCTAAACAGTTAAGAGAACACAGAAAAATAATATCTTCATCTAAGAACATTTACTTATCTTATGATGGAAAAACAATGAAAGATAATTTATTCACATCTTTTACCTTTGGGAAAGAAGAGTTTTTAGACTTCAGGAGAGTTATAAGAACTGGAACCGGCAGACACGTTCCGGGTAAGGGATATGGTCCGAGTGAAGATCGAGAGCTTTTGCCGATTGAAGAAAGGTGGTCTGCCAGGTTTTTTGATAATGAAAAGGTTTTTAAACCATTTAATCTAGAAGAGGCCACAGAGATACAGATAGATGAATTTCACCCTATATCAAACTGGGAGGAATATGTTTCTTTTTTCAAAAAATGTAAAAATTTACCAAAGAGACCAAAATCATTGCTACCTCAAGATACAGCTAGGGGCTTAGCTAACGATTACAGCAATGATTAGTTAAGGTGCTATAAAATCAAAATAACTTAGGTTTTAATATGGTTTTGGTCATTTTGTGATCTTTATAGAGCTTGGTTGATTACCATTGTGGTAACTAATTAAAGCACTATGGGATCAAAAAAACTTAGATTCAAAAAATTACTCAATCAATATCGTTACCTTGTAAAGGAAAGCGAATATGTGAAAGAGATTATGGTTGAGGCAAATCATGAATTTGACTTTGAGTATAAAGATTTTTGCACCAAAAATGACTTAGATTATGAAAAAATGATTGGTCGTCCTGAGCCTGAATCTTCTGATGGTGAAGAGGTCGCCATCATTGAAGAGGACAGAACCGAAAATGAACCAGAAAAAATTGAAGTCCCATTTCACATCAAGCAGTTGTTTAAAAACATAGCTAGAGCATTACATCCTGACTCTCTGTCTTTGGGAGACCCTGAGTATGAAGAGAAAGTGAAGGACTTTAAAGATGCCACCTCAGCAATGGATATTGGACATTGGGGAGTTCTTCTCGATATCGCAGATAGAAGAAATGTAAGGATGAGTAATTATCCTAAGATAGCCGAAGCAATAAAGAAAGATATACAGAGAATGGAAGCAGAAATAGAAGATAAAAAGCAAACATTCGCATGGCATGTGTATGAATGTGATGAAGACGAAGATTGCATAGAGAAACTAATGAGACAGTTCCTCCAAATGACTCAAGGAATTAAATTATCTTAAAGATTAAACTTGACATCTATTAATCATCGTGTTAAATTGTATGTATAAACAACAAGGGGACACTATGAGAATTGATAATGAAATTAAGCTTGACTATAAGGATGTTCTTATTCGTCCTAAAAGAAGCGTTCTTAAGAGCAGAAAAGAAGTTGATCTTTCGAGAACCTACACGTTTAGAAATAGTCAACAGACATGGACAGGCACGCCAATTATGGCTGCTAATATGGATGGTGTTGGTACTTTTGAAATGTCACGACAGTTATCAAAGCATGGAATGTTTACGTGCATTGTTAAACACTCCACTCCTGATCGTTGGATTCTCAATAAGTCACTTAATGTTGATAACTGGAATTCTGATCTCTTAGCGATAAGTGTCGGGACTAACATGAAAGACTGGGAAACAGCAAAAGGAATGATATCAGCACTAAAACTGAAGTGGTTGTGCATTGATATCGCAAATGGCTACTCAGAGCATTTTGTTGATTTTGTTCGCATGGCCAGAAGTCAGCTACCGGAAATTAATATTATCGCTGGTAATGTTGTGACCGCTGATATGACTCAAGAGTTGATCCTTGCTGGTGCTGACGTTGTAAAGGTTGGGATTGGCCCTGGATCTGTTTGTACAACACGCATACAGACCGGCGTAGGCTATCCACAACTCTCTGCGGTCATTGAGTGCGCCGATGCAGCACACGGCCTTGGAGGGCATATTATAGCTGATGGTGGATGCACTTGTCCTGGCGATGTAGCAAAAGCTTTCGGCGCTGGTGCTGACTTCGTAATGCTTGGCGGTATGTTTGCCGGTCACACTGAAGGTGGTGGAGATATTGTTGAGGTCAAAGGAGAGAAAAAAATACAATTCTACGGTATGAGTTCCGATACAGCGATGAATAAGCACAACGGTGGTGTTGCTAATTACAGATCCTCAGAGGGTAGAACTGTACAGATTAAGTATAAAGGTGATGTGGAACATACTGTTCTAGATCTTCTGGGAGGAATTCGTTCAACATGCACTTATGTTGGTGCCCCTAGTCTTAAACACCTGAGCAAATGCACAACTTTTATTCGATGCACACAGCAATTTAATTCTGTTTTTATTTGAACAACAACAGTTGTGCGTTCTAATTATAATAGGAGGTATTCATCATGAAAAAATGTAATTGTTGCGAATGTTGCAAGTGCGAATGTAGTAACTGCTGCTAATATTTAGGGGCCGCTAATGGCTTCGACTTGGTAGAATCAAGGTAAAGAGTGCAAGTAGGTGTGAACCAACCTTAATCGTTCAAATTTAATAGTTGCAAATAATAACAACTTTTTCGAAGTAGCCCTAGCGGCTTAATCGGGAGGTTGCCTGAGACCTTCTAACCAATTCAGGCTTTTGCTGGTGGAGCAGCAGAAAAATAAAACGACACCAGTCCTCTTAAGCTACAGCAGAGGCTAAAAATGCAGTAGATATCTTTCTGTTTGGAGACACAATCAGACAAGCTTGTGAATGACTTTAGCCAAGACTATTGAGGACAAGGGTTCGACTCCCTTGCGGTCCACTTTTTAAGAGGGAAAAAAATTAACAATACTAATTAAACTGTCCCAGGGGGTGTAGCTCAGTTGGGAGAGCAACTGCCTTGCACGCAGTAGGTCGTAGGTTCGATTCCTATCACCTCCACCAGTTTGTTTTGTTCATATGTTTTCTCCTTTCTCCCCCCTCACGCAGGGGGGATTTTTTTGAACTCATTTCATAACAAAAAAGTCACTAAATTTACTTGACTTTGGATTTATTATGTGCTATATTATAAGCATATTGGAGGAAAAATTATGTTATTTTCATTAATTCTGGCTTGTACAGAGGTCGGGCTTGTTAAGTATACAAATAGCCCAACAGATTCTGCGATTGTAGATACTTCACCTGTTGAGCCATCTGACTCTTCAGAACCATCTATAACCCAACCTGCTTCTGAACCATCAGACACGCAGCAGCAAGGACTCGAAGGTATTGGGGGGTATTTTAATTATACGGTGTCTCAAGTCGCATGTCCGGCATGTGTTGGAGAGACACAACAAATTAATATTCAGCTTTCAGCCAAGTTTCACGATCCAACAAATCAGTCTCACACTGAATGGATTCCAAATGTTGGAGAATGCACAAACAATTTTAGTTTAATTACGCCATCGGTCAACCCTAGAAACTACGGT